GAGTAGAGCATTACCAGTGTTTCCACCGTATCCGTATGTTGCTGCTTCTAAGTCTTTCATTGTCTTAATGTATCCTGACATATTTAATCACCTCTTGTTAATGCGTGAATATCTTCCCAAGACATCTCAGCCGCCGCCTCAATGCTTGTTGGCATTCCATCAGGTAGAGCAAATGCTACTTCCTGTGCCTTCCTAATTTCTGAATCCTTTTCGGATAGGGACTTGCGTAGTTCAGCAAACTCTTCTTTTAGAGCCGCTACATCTGAGCGAGCATCGTAAGATGCTTTTTCAGCCTCCGCCTTCTTAACAGACAACTCTTCTGCGAGTCGGGCTTCAAACTGCTTGTTGAGAGAATCGAAAGCCATTGCTTCCATTCTATCTGCCTTGAATTTTGCATATGCTTTTTCTACATTCTCAGCCGATAGGTCGAGAGTAGCAAAGTCTGCTCCATCAAGCCCGAAGGACTTTAGTTCAGCAGGTGCAGGTTTTGGGTTTCCTCCATCTACAACAACTTCTCCGGCTTCGTAGTCTCTTGTTGAATCCTCATCAAGAGCCTTCTCTTCCATGTCCTCGTCTGCCTTGTCCATGTCATCCTCTTCTGACTTGTCCATGTCTGACTCATCATCAGCCATAGCCATCTCGTCATCTTTGGTATCCATGTAGGCCATTTCGTTCTTCGTTACGTCATCATTTTCTGTTGAAGTAACTTCACTAACCTGTTTCATCAGGTCGTTCAGTTCTTCAAGTGCTTTTTCTAACTTTTCACTCATGTTTTTTTCCTCCATTTTCAAAATGTCGAATTTTGCTTCGGGGTTTATCCCCTTCTCGCAGATTGTAACTTCATGCAGTTCCAACCTGTCTATCTCATTGTACTCACCATACTCGTCAGAAGTTCTTTGCTTCTTTGAAATGGCTTGTCCTCCAATGCTAAAGGAACGTAGAGTTCCCTTTCTAATTCCTCTTGAGATTTCTTTTGCTTTCTCAATGTCATCTCGTAGTTTTATCACAACATAGAATCCTACATCATCTACGGCAGTCTTGTGCAAAACTCCGTTAGCATCTCTATACTGCTCTACAACTTCTCCAACTTGCACGTTAGAATGGTTAGACATTACATTTCTGTATTTTTCATCAGACATATACTTCTTAACCGCATCATTCAATGCTTCAAGTGTGATTAAATCGTTCTGCTTATCTACTATTTCGATTGAAGCATAGCCACCAATGATTAGGTTGTCAGACTTCAAAATAGTAAACTCATGATTACTCTCAGCCTTTAGCAGAGGAGTATCCATCATGAGCATTATCGGTATGTTTTTCACTCTTACTATATGAAGTAATAGCAATAATTACTCTTTTTTATCCGAAGGGAAGGGTAATTGAGCATAAGAATCTTCATTCAGATTCCATTTATTTGGGTTCTCTTCATCGTCTAACATTTCTTGTTTCTTTCCTGTCCATGCTATCCAACTCTTTTGTTCATCTAATGGAACTACTCTAAAGTGCATTCTCGTTTGAAACTTATCTCCATCTAATCTATATTCATGGTATCCATCTTTTTGAATACCTAATTCTATACTGCCTTTATCCAAGACTTTCTTAGATTCACCTGCATTCTTCATTACAATAGCCGGATACTTACCTGACTTACCAAACAATTCGTATATGTCTTCTGACTCTTCAATATCAATAGTCCAACCCATACGCTCGTCTTTGTAGTCTATGATTAAATCTACATTATCATCTTCTCTAAGATTAATTGTATACTTACCTGTTTCTTCCTTTTGTAACTCTTCAACATCTTTTTCCAGTATATCTTCTCTTGCAGTAAACTTGTTAGGATGAAGATAAACTAAATCTTCTTGTTGTTTCATCCAAGACATTAACCTTCCTTCATCAGAGTCGAATAGGTCTTGAAAAGTTCCTTGATGTTTGTCCTTAACATAATCTAATATCTGTTCAAACCTTAGATTATCTCTACCACTCTCTAATATTTCATTACGAATAGCCAATCTAAAGGTAGAACGTTTCCCTTTCATTATACTAACTACTTGCTCTTTCCACAGGTCTATGTTGTATAGAGCATTCTTTTGCATAAGAGAATCTCCTTCAAAACCATAGATTGTGAAACCATCCATATCCTCTTTTAGAATAATCTCAGCAGTTCCATGTATGTGGTCTGTAATGTAATATCCTTTCTTCACATCTTTCTTTTTCTGACCTCTTGGGTTCTGTAATCCTGATGTAACTTCAAACATCCCACCTACCTTATCTCCGAATGTATATCCAATTGCATTAAGAGATTTCTTTGTCTTACTTGCTAGTTGCTCTAATGTTTCAACCGTATCTGATTGAGTTACTTCGGGTATCTCTATAACTTTAGCAGAAAATAGTTTGAACCCATCTTTACCTTTCTTAACTTCATCAACCTTTACTCTAACAATACTACCAATCTTTACTGATTGTTTTGTGTTGAGAGCCTTACCCACTTCTAAGTAGTCTTTATCTTCAAACTCAACAGTCTTGTAGTTCCTCGCAGTTTCAGCATTAACTGGCCCAACTCCCATTGTGTAGGAATGTAGATTGCTCTTTGTCTTCTTATCATCCAACACTATAACATCCAAGTCCACGAACTTTTTCCACTTAATCCACTTAGGATTTTTCTTAACCCCAATATAGTAAGTTGATTCTATATCTTTGATTACCACACCTTCTGATGCAGGTAACTGCATTATTTCTTTAGCATAGGATTCTACTTCTTTTATGGAATCAGCGATTCTTGTATCCTTCTTAGATGGGAATGCTAAGTCCTCAGACGAATGTTGAGCATACTGATACAAAAGAATATTATTTCTTTCTCGTAGAGTTTCATCAGTAATGTTCTTTCCTTCATGAACCATAATATCAAAGACGTGTGCTTTTAGTTCACCACCTTTTTTATTCTTGAAAACATGGGCTATTGTATCTGCTCTATGTAATGGCTCATCACCATCAAACAACATGAGTTCCCCATCTAATATACAATCATTGAACATTTTCTTTTCCAAGTGTTTTACTTGTTTTGGACACTTATCTGTAATGTCCTTTTCATTGAAAGAGTATATTCTGACTTTACCATTGAACTTGTGAAGTTGTATTCTCATACCATCATATTTTTCTTGAACAATGTATTCACCAGTAAGACCTTTGATTTCTTTCATATCATCTATCTCAAAGATTCTATACATTGGTTTGTTGGGAACGATAAAGTCAATTTCTTGTTTTTGTTCACTCTTTGCAATATCTAACTCAACGAGATTATCCCACTTATCCTCATCATACTGAGAAGCATACACCTTCTCCAATAATTTGTAAGCCCCCTTGAACTTACTTTCTACTCTTCTTGTATCTTCCTCTTCTCCACCATAATGTTCTATGATGTATAATGGAATGTCCTTTGGTTCTAAATCCAAACCCATTACATTCTGAGTTATTTTATCGGGTTTGAGTTCTACCGCTTTCCATGCCTTTTCAGGTAAAGCATTTGCATGAGAGCGTAGTGCATAATGAATAAAATAAGCAAACAGTGCTTCATTCTTCAACAACTTAGGTATTACATCATCACCAAGTTGTTTTGAAAACGGGTCACTGACTTTTTCGGATTTGAACCTGAGTTCTTTTACCGCTTCATACAATTCCTTTGCTTGTCTTGATTTTGGGTTGTATGCCTCATCAGATTGAGCCACGTCTTCTTTGACATAAGTTTTCAATTCATTGCTAAAATCATCAAGAGAATCTAATTGTTCTCTGATATCCTTTACTGTTTTCTTCCAAGCATCCCCATAATCATCGGGATTTTCTCTTGCTGAAAGATAGGAGTAACGAACCTTCTCAAAGAAATCTAAGACCTGTTTTGTTAGGCCACTTGTTTCTTTTTCAAACTCTAATCCTGTTTGCGGCATCTGACCCCTCACGTCTTTCGTAGGGATTCAGTCATTTAACTTATCTTCTTTTCCTTCAACATTACTTGTTTTTGGTAAAGGTTCTTCCGAAGGATTCTTCTTTGGTCTTTTTACTTTGACTTCTTCACCAGTAAGAGGCTCATCCAACTCTAACTGTCCAAGATGCTTTGCTTCTTGTAGCACTTCTTTTGCTTTGGCAATAGCCAACTCGACTACTTTCTCTTCTTTTGTTACTCTCTCCGGCATATCATTCACTCCATTTGTTTGACTAATTCGTGTATGTCTTCCCAATCCATACTCTTCTTTATCGTGCTACTACCTGCAACATCCTTACTGTCCATTGTAGGTGTAGGTGATTCGTAAACGACAAAACCCGATTTCATTAACAGGTTGTCTTTGTTGTAGACTGCTTGCTCTAAGGCTTTTACTTTGTCTACCAATTCTTTCATCAACATCAACATCTCGTCACTCATTGCTTGCTTCCTCCTCATACATTTTAGATAAACTTTCTTTAATCCGCACTCTTAGTTCATTTTTCCAATTCATTGTATCACTACTTACCTTTCTTTGATGGTGGATAAACCATTTTTCTTAGTTGTGTGAATAGTGTTTCGTAGTCCTTTCTCAACTCAGAGGCAGAGGCTAGAATCTCCAAGTTCTTTTCATCAAAACCTTCTACGGTTTTACTTAGTTTCTTATCAGATTTTACTAAATCCATGTCTTTCAGTTCTTCGATTATATCTGAAAGTTGAGTCATATCCTGACCCATCATATTTGTTGGTTGAGCCTTTTGTATAAGTTTCTTCAACTTCTTTTTCTGCTTACCATCAAGTTTCTCAATGAAGACAGGAGAGAAGTAAAATCCTTCATCTTTTAGCACATCTTGCCAACTCATGCAGACTCCTCCTCCGCATCATCAGATGAGGGTTCGTCTAATGATTGTTCCTCAAGTTTTACGTTTTGTAAAATAGTTTCCAATCGAGGGATTACTTCTTTCAAACGTGGTATTGCACTTAGAACATTTAGGTATTCCAAATAATCTTCATAGGATTCAATTAATTCATCAGCGTCATATTCTTCTCCATCTTCGCCAATGATTTTACCGTCATCTGTTTTTTCCGATTTTATTCGTTGTAGCATTTCCTTGTATTTGTTTATGGCTTCATCCAAGTCATCTTCATTCTCAATGCCCTCTATACCCATAACATCAATTGTATCTTCTAAAAGTAAATCATGCTTCTCCATCTTTGCCTTGAATGAATCTAATGTTCTTTTCATACCAACTAAAGTCTTACGTTCTAATTCACCTGAAGTTAGTTTAGGTTTTATCTCCTGTATTTTTCTTGAAAATGTGGTAAAGTTACTGACATCTCTCTCTACTTCCTCCTTAGTTCTTGGCCCTTGATACTTTGATGGTAGAGATGGGTTTCTCAAAAACATTCTTTTATTCTCAAGTTTAGGAGATGTGCGTTGTTTCTTTCTGCCACTTGTATGATATTCACTTGGGTTTGCCTCATATTCCTCATAGGCATCTTCTAACATTGGGAAGTTTCTGTTCATACTTAGATTTCTCTTGCCCTTTCGCATATGAGCAAATCGTTTTACTTTGTCCAACCTGTTTTCTTTGAGTCTACTGTAATCACCAGTCAAAGAATTAATCCTAATCAAATATTCTAACACGTCAAAGTGTTTAGTCAACAACTCTCCCTTTTCTTTGTCATCCATTTTTTCCTCTGCAATCTGTATAATTTCAGGGACTATTCTGTATATCTTCCTCAAGACATCATCCTTATTGAAAAACAGTTTAGCATGAATCTTTGGGTCATCACTACCTATCATGTCGTGAATCTCTTCTACAAACTCATCTACATCTAATGAGAAATAACTTCGTATTGCCTTTTCTCCGGCTTCATCTTCTCCTGATATTTTTATTGGTATTCTAAGATAAGAGTATATTTGTTCAAGTAATTCTAAGGAAGTATTTCCTTTTGGGTATATTACAAGAGGACTCCAAGTTTTACTTTCGTCATCAAACTCGGCATTTTTTTCATGGAATAAGGAAGAAACCTCAGTTCTAATTCTACCTTTTCCTTCTAACAAATATGCTTGTAGGTTCTTTGCTCCTGATGCTAGTCGTGGTCTTAGGTCGTCAACAAGATTTCTACTACGAGTGTTATCTCCATATCTGTCCCATGATTTCATTGCATCATAGAGTTTTTCTGCGAAGTCAATCGCAGCATCTTTTCTTTCACCTAAACCTGTTTTTAGTTTAACTAGAGTTTTTTTCTCTCCTTCAAATAATAATTCCAACAGAGAGTTTTCTTCTCTTAGAGCATCTAAATCTCTTATGTTCAATGTCTGCCCTTCGGGAAGTCTCATGGATTCTTTACTTCTTTTGTTTAGCAATCTTTCCAAACTGTTTATTCTGTTGATGAACTTTCTCTTATCCTTCTCAAACTCAACAGGAGTTAATCTATCCCTTGAGTTAGAAAAGAAACCTCTACTCAGAATATTTGTAACCTTAGCCTCTGACTCATCTCTTTCCTCTGCATCTCTTTCTGCGGCATCATCTAATGCACGATGAGCCTCACGCAAATCTGCAATAGGAAACTTTGTCGAGTCTTTTTGTTGTGCTTGATTGTAAGCCCACATAACATCAGCATGGATTTCGCTTCTCTTGAGAATGCTAGTCCATGTCATGTAATCAACTCAGAAAGGTATGTTTTCTCTTCTGTTTCTCTTATTCTTAGGTAACAGAATAGCATCAGGAATATCAGCAGAGTCAGGATTTTTCTTTTCTACTGTGGTATCTCTATCAATACCTCCAATAGAATAGTCCCTACTAACAGTTACCTTGTCAGTATGCTCTTTTCTTTCTCTAACTCTTGCTGCCTTCAATTCTCTTTCAAGTTCTCTTACGGTTTTTTCACTCATTGATTTTTCCTCCTTTTTTCTTCATCGAGATTGCTTTTTGCTCTCCTCATCAATGCTCTATCTCCCGCAGTGTAATCTCTTGGTTGTGGAATTGTTGGGACTCTTGGCCTATTGGTTATGTATTGTGGTGCTTGCATTCTTGTAGGTTCGTCCTTCTTGTATTGAGCAATTATACCCCTAATTCTCTTTGCTTGAGAACTATGTGCTTCT